GGCCGGTAAAATCAAGGTATAAGCAAGGTTTCTTACTATCTGCGCGATCTTTTTGTTTGCATTCGCTACATGGGCGGTAACGGCAGTTGCGGTTTCATCTCTCTGCGAAGCCATTCCGAGCATATTCGGTGGGATCGATGTCGTCTCGTAAAAGTCCTGATCGGTTTTTGCCTGTTCCTGGATCGTTGCCGCCGAAGGGTCAGACACCTGGAGTTCCCTAACCGACTGCTCAGAAACATCATCGCCCAGGACAACGGAGCCAATCTTCCTATTCACAAGCGCCATGAGATCTATCCCGGCGCTCTTGTTGGCAAGAATAGGTTTCCTCAGTGAAAGGGCAACGGCCTCGCGCCTCTGATTCCTCTGGGCATTCGTCTCTCTCTGTAACCCCTCTACGATCTCGGGTAAATCCTTTCCATACATCATATGTGGTTCGGGGAATGAGTTCCCAACAAGGATCGGGGGCCGGTTATACATATCCCCAGGTCTTTTATAAGGAAGGGTGTTTTCCTCAACATCCCTAATAATTACATGAGGTCCCGTACTATCTCCCGCCATAAGATAGGAACAGCTTTTATAATTGCCGTCTCCCTCAAGAGGAAGAAAAGTCCAGATTTCATACACCAGAATCGGATCCAATCCCTTCAGGTGTTCGTCGAGGGTCATAAAGCCGGTTCCCTGATCAAGTTCACGATCCTCTTTTATCATATCGTTGAGACTTGGAACGGTTAGAGCCTTTAACTCCTCTATGTTTTTGTACCCCATCTGCCGTAATTCGTCACGCGTCTTGATAAAACGGTGAATTATCGGAAACAAATGGTAATCTTTCCATGTTGCCCTCTTGTCAAAAAACACATCTTCATAAGGCAAACAGGTAATGACCGGGTGAAATTCATTGATCATCTTAAATTTTGTCCCGCCGAAGTCAATCGTTGTGTACCTTATATCAGGGAACACCTTAAAAATACCTATTTTGCTCTTTAATGCATCCAGACACGCCTCATATGCCTCAAAATAGAAGTCAATCGGGTGTCCATTGAGACGATAATTCAGCAATGTCTTGACGATTTGCCGCGACTCATAGCTAACATCCTTGCAACTTGCAACACTCACGATCTCTTCAAGGTCGAAAAAGTAGGTATCGAGCAAATCACAGAGAATCCGCTGGACATGGCTGTAAGTTTTGGGGATAAATAACCTTCCCTGACCCAAAAGTACATCAGATTTCGCCTTTTCACCTTTTATTGGATCAAATTTCGAATCATAGAGGCGCTGACTCGTCTACCAACGCTGTTCTATAACCTCTCCGCGCCAAACACTCGAAGTCTGATAAACCGTTTTTGCATGGTTTATAAGCTGATCTTCATTTAATTTCATCTACTTCTCCTAATAACAGGCAGCTTCGTCATACATTTGATACTGTGGGATCTCGAACATCTCCGGATACCAGACGAGCGGATACTGAAACAGGTAGCGTAACGCGGCATGGAGGTGATGCTTACCCTCTTTTATCTTGTCCTTCATACCCTGATTTTCTTCATTAGGGAAGGTGTCCCTCTCAAGCGTCTTGAAAGCCTGGATCAAGGGACGATTGCCCGGAGTGTTACAGATGAACAACTCAGGTGCGCTATATAAGAGTTTTCCTTCCCTATCAAAATAGTCCTTTATTTTCAGGGCCTTCTTAATTTCATCTACCCCCGCCTTAATAGACCCCTCATACTTCACGGACTCTCTCAATGCATGAATAGGATTCGGGGGCCTTTTCAATTCCTGGAAGATATTACGTCCGCCAAACGCGATAATCGTTGAATTTGAACTCTTATCGGCTACGCTCCACCCAGGCCTCCAATTTCTTTCCTTGAAAATCTCCGCTATGTCCGTCTTAAAATCCTGTGTATCCACGGCTTTATAATAAGAGTCCAGGACATACTTATTACCGTTACGATCAATACCAAGAAAAACGGCAGCAGTAGGGGTAACAAGGTGAGGATCAATACCAATACATACAAGCATGTTGCGATCCACTTTAAAAGGTTCGATAAGATGGACGCGAGTATTGAAAAGTTTCCCATACACCAACCCCGACAGCGAGACGAACTCACCGAGGAGCCGCATTCTCAACTCCTCATAATCGGTTATCTCGCGCAATATTTTTTCCAGCACTTGCATATTCGCCATCTTGTTCGTAACGGAACACAGCTTGTACAGTTCAACTTTCGTATCATTCTCCTCACGTTCCTCGTCAAATAACTCAGTAGCCCAGGAAAGCCCGTTCGTCGGTGTCCAGCAAAAGAGGAGATCCAACCTTTCCGCGGTAGTAAACCGCATCAGGTTCTCTTTATAGATGTCCTCACGGGGTTCCTCATCGTATACAACCTTGTGTCTCGGAGGCCCCTGGAATTTCTGCACCTTCATCTCGTTCGTCATAAACTCGATAGTGCAGTACAGGACACCATTCTTCCCTAACTTGAGCAATCTCTGGCCTTCTTTTCCTTCTTCCTTGTATGATTTATCCCAATCTCCGTCTATCAGGAACTCCTTGGGAGTCCAATAGCGGAAAGTAGGTAACACGGTATTTAAAAGAGTCGTATAATCGACAGTCACATAGCGAAAGTAGCGGGGGAACCGTTTAGGCAATTTTTGTTCCGGATAGTTCCCCCGTAAAGAGATGGGCAGTAGACCGGTTCCGTCTATAAGACAGTCGATACACCCCACAGTGCTCTTCCCTGATTGGTTGCCTCCGGATGCACCTCTTATCGGCGCACAGGATAAATGAACATCCAACTGACCGTCCAACTTACCCTGCGGGATATCTTCAGGTTTAAGATACTTTTCGAGGATCTTTCTTCCCTCAATAGAAACATTGCCATCAGAAGGTTGGTAAAAATAAAAGGGATCTGAGGCGATAAGGTTTTCATACGAAACCATCTCGCTATTGATCCTCTCGCGGATCTCCTCAATCTTCTTGATTATCTTAGTTTCCATTTCCACCTTACGGTACAAGTCTTAGTTGACTTGGAACATTTGGTATCCGGGCGCTGAACTCGAAAAAAGTAGCCGTACTGCACCCCCACATATTACAGGCACTTACGTTAATCTGATGTTCACCCATCGGAATACCGGCAAGGTCATATCGCAAAGATCCGTCTGCCTGGGCTGTTATCGTATTGAAAAAGGTATCACCGGTAAACCGATAACTTTCAACCCCCGATTGTGGATCACAGACCAGAAACGGAGAAGCATAGAGCACTAAAGGGGCAATGCAAAAAAGAATAATAAATATGATCTTTTTCATTTTATCTCCTATAACTCATCGAATCTATTTGTTAAATTTTCTATCTTTTTTTGACATAGGGAAATAGCGAAGTTCAGAACCTTTACCGCCATTTCCGGAGGGATGAAATTACCCTCAATACAAAGGGCTTGTCCTCCCTGCACTATGTTTAATAATATCTGGAAATTTGTAACAAGCCCCTGAAACTTGCCTAATTCCCCTGCTATTCTATTGGCATGTTCAAGTTTGTCTTTTGTCATCTATTTCCCCTTTGATTTCCCGGCCTTCTTCATCGCAATAGCTACGGCTTGGTCACGTGGATGTCCAGCGTTGATAAGTTCCTCAATATTCTGAGAAATCGTCTTCTTACTTTTACCCTTCTTAAGCGGCATATTACTTATCCCCTTTGTGAGCGTTCTTAACGGACCGCTTGAGGCAATAACATTCAGTGTAGCGAACACAGTGGCAATTACTGCAATGAAAATACTTGTCAGGATGGGGCACTTTTCTCAACATCTTCAACCCAGGAACATTCTTTCCAAGATTATTAATTGGCATAGACCCTCCAGGATGCCCTACAATCGATTTTCAGGCATCGGTATGATATTTATTACTACTGTGATACCTAAAAGCAAAAAATACCTATGTTTTGGCAAACTCGTGGGTAATACTATCAAGGTCATTACCCCCTACTTTTTCCCGTAAAAAATTTTATTGTAGAAGGAACGGGTAGGATTCCAGGAGACACCAGCGCGGGGCGGGGGGGATACCCACCCAGGGGATCGTCTACAACCAAATTCGTCAATAATGTCGAAGTTAACATAATGTCTCTTATCTGCGGTACATGATTCACAAGCGTCATAAATCATTGTTATCTATACACTTTTCCTTATCGGTGTTATCTACCAGGGCAAGCAATTCCTGGAGATATCGGTCCAATTCATCGATCCTAGCCTTGTGTTGAGTAGCTAGTGTCTGCACATTTACAGTGTTAGTAACTTCACTATCCTTAAATAAATCCAGTATCTTGGCAGTCAATTCCAGGGCTTTTAGCTGAGTACCGTGATCCTCTAAATCCATAGAATACCGAAATTGACCTAATTTGGGATCGAAATGTACTTTGGTTTCTTTTGCATCAAGTTTTTCCAAAAGTTTGGTAGCAAGTCGCGCGGTAGTTAGACCAACATTTTCCATTTCCCGTTGCATGGCTTTTTTGTTTAGGTCCTGGAGTTCATTGGAGACTCGTTGCGCTACTTCCATTCTTTTGTCTTTCGTTCTAACTTGTGCCTTATTCTTTTTCTTATTTAATAGCATTGGTTTGTTATTATTATTATCTATATTATTCATTTTAT